ACCCTGCCGCCTACGGCAGCAGCCGTGCCTCGAGCTACGACCCGTGGTCGTCGATGCAGGACCCGTGGCCGTTCGTCAACTTCGGCGGGCGCACGTATCCGCTGGGCCTCAACCAGACCCTGCCCGGTGCGAAGCAGGAGGACATCGACGGCACCTTCGGCGGCTTCGTCGACCAGGGCTACCGCGGCAACGCGATCGTGTTCGCGTGCATGGACGCCCGCCGCCGGCTGTTCGTCCAGGCCCGCTTCAAGTACCGCCGCATCCGGGCCGGCAACACCGGCGACCTGTGGGGCGACCAGAGCCTCGGCATCCTCGAGCACCCGTGGCCGGGCGCCACGACGGGTGACCTGCTCGGGCGGGCGCTCCAGCACGCCGACATGGCCGGCAACGGCTACATCGCGCGGCGTCCCGGCAACCGACTGCGGGTCATGCGCCCCGACTGGACGCGGATCATCCTCGACGCGCCGGCGCAGGACCTCGACGCGCAGGTCGTCGGCTACGCCTACACGCCGGGCGGCGTCGGCTCGGGCCAGAAGCCGGTCATCCTGCTGCCCGAGCAGGTCGCCCACTTCGCGCCGATCGCCGATCCGCTCGCGTCGTTCCGCGGCATCAGCTGGCTGACGCCGCTCATCCGCGAGGTCATGTCGGACAGTGCGGCGACCCGTCACAAGCTCAGCTTCTTCGAGAACGGTGCGACGCCCAACCTCGTGGTCAAGCGACCCGAGACGCTGCCCAAGGAGGAGTGGAACGACTGGGTCCGGCTCATGGAGGCGGGCCACGCCGGCGCCGCCAACGCCTACCGCACGCTGTACCTGTCGGGCGGTGCCGACGCGACCGTGGTCGGCGCCAACCTCCAGCAGCTCGACTTCGCCATCGTCCAGGGCCACGGCGAGACCCGCGTGGCGGCCGCGGCCGGCGTGCCGCCGATCATCGTCGGCCTGTCCGAGGGCTTGCAGGCCGCGACCTACAGCAACTACGGCCAGGCGCGGCGGGCGTTCGCGGACCTGTGGGCGCGGCCGCAGTGGCAGAACATCGCCTCGAGCCTCGAGTCGATCGTGCCACCGCCGACCGGGTCCGAGCTCTGGTACGACGCCTCGGGCATCCAGTTCCTGGCCGAGGACGAGCGCGACCGGGCCGACATCGCGGCGACCAAGGCGGCCACGATCGACAAACTCATCGTCACCGGCTTCAAGGCCGACGACGCCATCAAGGCGGTCGAGGCCGACGACTACACCCTGCTGATCGGGAACCACACCGGGCTGTTCAGCGTGCAGCTGCAAGCCCCGGGCAGCACCAAGATGCCGGTCGGCGAGGCACCCGGCGAGACGCCTGTCGAGGGCACCGTGCCGGCCGTGGTCGGCAAGGCACCCGCGACCAACGGGAGCAAGCCGGCCATGCCGATGATGCCCGCCAATGGGAGCAAGAAGCCATGACGATGACCGAGGAGCCCGAGGCCGAAGCCGAGGTGCAGCACGTCCGCGACGACCTGTATCGGGCGATGCCCGGCGGCGTGTCCGAGGACGGCAAGACGCTGACGGTCCGTCTCGCGCCCCACGACCAGTGGGCCGAGATCGAATCGGTGGCCGAGGGCCACTTCATGGAGCGGTTCAGCCGTTCGGCCTACAAGAAGACGATGGCTGAGCGCCCTCCGAAGATCCTGTTCCAGCATGGCAAGGGTTCGATCGGGGAGTCGCCGATCGCCACGACCGACGAGGTCGGCGAGGATGCGACCAGCCCGTTCGTCCGCGGTCGCCTGCTCGATGGCGTTCCCGAACTGATCGTCGACGGTATCCGCAAGGGCGTCTACGGCGCCAGCCACCGCTTCTCGGTCGTCCGCGAGGACCCGCCGCAATGGTGGACCAAGGACGCACCGGTCTCGGCCCACAATCCGAAGGGCCTGCCCGAGCGGACCATCACCGAGGCCCGCCTGCACGAGCTCGGGCCGGTCACCTGGCCCGCCTATGCCGGGGCGTCGGTCGCCCTGCGCTCGCTGACCGACGAGATGCGCTCGCCGGTCACGTTCACCACCACAGAGCCGGTAGCACCCTCCGTCGACGCCGAGCCCGAAGAGGCTCACCTCGAACCGGAGCGCCGCGATGAGCCGGACCCGCCGCCAGACGCGGCAGTCATCGCAGCCCAGGACCCGCCGGAAGGCGGGTCTTCTGATTCAAGGAGCGAACACGTGGCAATCGATACCAGCAAGTACGTCACGATCGAGGACAAGACCGCCCGCGTCGTCGAGCTCAACGCCGAGATCAAGCGGGCGGCCGACGTGCCGGGCATCCTGTCCGAGTCCGAGCAGACCTTGTTCGACGATCGGGTGACGGAGCGCGGCCAACTCGAAGCCGAGATCACCGCCCAGCGTACCCGCCAACTTCAGGTTCGCGTGAACTCCGAAGATCCCGAGCGGGTCGTCCAGACCTACAGCCCGCCGGCGGTCATCAAGGGTCGCGACCTCGAGTCGATCTACGACGTCCGGCGCATCGAGCGCGAGGCGCGCAGCGAGGAGCAGCGGGTCAGCAACCTGCACGACGCCGCGATGCGGGCCGTCGAAGGCGCCCACTTCCCGACGACCGAGCGGGCCAAGGGCCAGGGCGAGATCGAGTCGCTGCTCAACGGCGGCAAGCCTGGCGACACGATCGATCCGGTCGAGATGGACAAGCGCGTCTTGTACACCGGCGCCCCGGCGTACCGGCGGGCATACCGCAAGTTCCTGACCCAGGGGCCGGCGGGCGCCGCGTTCACGGCCGAGGAGTCCCACGCCTTCGAGGAGGCCCGGACCGCACTGGTCACGGCGTCCAACACGGCGGTCCCGTTCGATCTCGACCCCACGATGATCATCAACACCTCGGGTGCCATCAACCCGTTCCGGGCGGCGTTCCGCGTCGTCAAGACGACCAGCAACGACTGGCGGCCGTCGGTGTCCTCGGGCATGACGGCGGTGTACGAGGACGAGGCCACCGCGGCCACGGACCTGTCGCCCGCCTTCACGGCACCTGCTCGCCTGCTGGTCAAGGCCCACACCGCGGCCACCTTCTCGGTCGAGATCGAGGGCGACTACGCGCTCGGCTCGCTCGAGGCCGAGCTGACCAAGGAGATCGCCGACGCCAAGGACGTCCTCGAGGCGACCGAGTTCTCGACGGCCATCGGCACGGGCCATCACCCGATGGGCATCTACACCTACTACACCCTCAACTTCCTCGACACGACCACGACCCTCACGATCGTGCCGGCCGACCTGTACAAGCTCGCGGCCAACCTCGGCCCGCGCTACCGCGGCAACGCGGTCTGGCTCGGCAGCCCGTACTTCTACAGCCTCGTCCGCGGCATCGACACCGCCGGCGGCGCCGGGCTGTGGGTCGACAACCTGACCCTCGGCGGCTCGCTCGGCGACTACGCCAACAACGGCCGTCTCGGTAACCTCGTCGGCTACCCGGCCTACGAGGCCATCGCGCCGGCCAACACCTCGATGGCCTCGACCGAGAAGGTGGCGATCCTCGCCGACCGGACCCGGTTCGTGATCATCGACCGGGTCGGACTCAACATCGAGCTCATCCCGAACTTCCTGTCCGCGGCGACCGGTCTCCCGACCGGCCAGCGGATGGTCTACGCGTGGTGGCGCAACACCTCGGTCGGCCTGGGCCTCAACACCCTCGGCGCCGGACGCGAGGCGTGCATCTTCCGCGGCAAGTAATCCCCGATTGAGGAGCGGGTCGCCCCCCGGTCCCGCTCCTCGACACCCACCGGAGGCCAGCATGGCGAGGACCGATCCACAGGACACCTGGTACGTCGCCAAGACGTCCTGGGCGAATGCCGACCCCGAGTTCCCGGACTTCCTCGGCGGCGTGAGGGGCCGGACGCGCGTGCGCGGGTCGGATCCCCTCTACCGCAAGTACCCCCACCTGTTCGAGCCGCTCCTCTCGTCCGACCGCTCGGCGCCCGAGGTCGAGGCGGCGGTGGCCGGCCCCGGCCAGAAGCGAGGCGGCTAGATGGGCACCATCGTCAACACGCCCGGCGCGACCCTGACCGGCCAGCTCGGCATCCGCCCCGGCGGCGTCGAGCAGATCGTGTCGAGCACGATCGCCGCAGCGACCGTCGTCACCACCCTCGCGCCGCACGGCCTGACGACCGGTGACACGATCTTCTGGACGGCCAGCGGCGGGGCGAACCCGGCCCTGACCGTGACGCCGCAGCAGGTCGTCACGGTCGTGACCGACAAGACCTTCTCGATCCCGGTCAACACCTCGGCGGGCGCCACCTCGGGCGCCTACGACTACGCCATCACGAGCATCCCGCTCACCCCCGGCGCGGCACCGCTCATCAACGTCGGGCGCAACCACGACCTCCGCGTGGGTGACACGGTGACGATCGTGGCCTCGGGCTCGACCCCGTCGCTCGACGGCGTGCAGACCGTGACCGCGGTCGACGACCCGCGCTCGTTCCGGGTGCTGACCTCGGCCGCGCCGACTACGGTCGTCGGTTCGACGACCGCGGCGCACTTCACCAAGACCACTTTCTACAGCGACGTCTACGTCCGGCCGAACGACTGCGAGGCGGGCGGGATCTCGATCACCAGCGTCATCGGGACCACGCCGCCGACCACCCTCGTCGACATGCAGGGCAGCTACGACGGCGTGAGCTGGTTCAACGTCATCTACAGCGCCCTCGCCTCGCCGCAGACGGCCATCGCCGGCACGCAGCTCGGACCGATCACCACGTCCACGACGACCAACTACAACCTGACGTCGGCCCAGGCGCCGGCCGTGGGCGGGCAGGCGTGGCGCTACTTCCGACTCAAGTTCACGAGCTCGACCAACATCATCATGTCCTCGAGCCTGGTGATGACGTGAGCGAGACCACGACGAGCGTCACCAACACCGGCTGCATCTACGACGGCAAGCCCGCCGTCGGGCTCGACCTGTGTCACGCCTCGCACCCGATCTGCGAGGACCATTCCCTCGGCCACCAGCTCGCGCCGCTCGAGGCGGCGGTCGTCGTCAAGCCGACACCCGTCAAGACGCGCGCCCGCCGCGCGACCAAGGAGTAGCACATGGCCGCCGGCGCGTGGGTCTTCACCGACTCGACCCGATCCAAGTTCCTGACCGGCCAGTTCGTGCTGGCCGACTCCTACAAGATGGCGCTCTATCCCAGCACGTCGAACCTGGCCGTCGGATCGACGACCTATGCCGGCGTCACCAACGAGCTCACCAACGTCAGTACCGGCTACACGACTGGTGGCATCGCCGTGGCGCTCACCCAGTCGGGCACCACCACCGTTACCGTTGTGATGACCACGGCACCCGTCTGGACCGCCGGGACGGCCGGGATCACGGTGAAGTGGGCGGCCATCTACGAGGTCGGCGGCGACGTCGTGTGCTTCGCCCTGCTCGACTCGGGCGGCGCGAACGTTACCGCGACCAACACGAACACGATGACGGTCGGCAGTAACGGCGGCACCGTCTTCACGCTGGCCTGATGGCGCGGAAGGAGTCCCACATGCCCGGTCAGAAGCCGACGATCTCGTTCAGCCCGGATCCGCTGGCCCACGACGCGATGGCGACGATCACATGGACGGGCCTGCCCGACGATGCCTGGGCGGAGGCCGCGCTGGGCCTGCCCGACGGTACCTTCAACAGCCATAGCTGGCACCACCTGACCGCGGGCGAGACGACGTTCACGATCGGCCCGACCCCGACCTGGGACGGCGTCGGTGGCGGGGTCATCTACCTGTGGCTCTACGAGTTCAGGAATGGCATCCGACACAACGTCGCCGATTCGACCGGAGACTACCTCGCCTGACGAGGTCCAACTCGACACGCTGTACCGGCAGGTCGCCGAGTTGCGGCGTCAGGTCAGCGACATCCAGCAACGCCTCGACACCGCGCAGACGCATCAGTGGAAGCGGGTCTGGTTCTGGTTGCAGGGCTGGCCGATGACCGACTGGAACGCCGAGCGTCGCAATCGGAGGCCGTGGAGGCGGGGCTAGGTGGCGACGACTTTCTACCTCGGCAAGAGCACCACGTCAGGGCCGGGTGCGGCGAACCAGCGCAACCTGCGGACGACTCGCGACAGCGGCGTGACGACGAACACCGTTTCGACGACGGCCAGCGGCAACCACCTCGAATACAGCAGCAGCCCGGACTGGTGGTTCATCCAGGTCAACGCCGTCACGATCTCGGGCACCGTCAGCTTCAACTTCTGGGGCCTCGAGAACGCGATGACGACGAACGCCACGGCGGCGTGTCGCATCGTCCGTTGCGACAGCGCGGGCACAGAGCTGTCCGACGTCGTCGCCAATGCCAACGCCGGCCATGTCGACAATGCCGAGTACGGCACCGCCTCGGCCCTCCAGACGTGGACGGCCACGCCGACCAGCACGACGTTCAGTGACGGGGACTGGCTGAAGGTCATCCCCCATGCCGATGCGATCGGCACGATGGCGGTCGGGGTCGCGACGCTGAGTTATGGCGGGACCACATCCGCCGCCAATGGCGACACGTTCGTCACATTCACCGAGACGATCACGGCGTATGTGCCGCCGACCAACCAGAACCCGCTGCCGACCGCCGGCGCGCTCGTCCTGACGGCCGCCACGCCGACCGTCACCGCGACCGCCAACGTTGCCGCTGCTCCGACCGCCGGCGCCATCGTCCTGACCGGGTCGACCCCGACCGTCAACGTCGGCGTCAAGGTGGCACCGACCGCCGCCGCGATGATCCTGACCGGGTCGGTGCCGACGGTCGTCGCCAACGCACTGTCGCTACCGACGGCTGGTGCACTGGTCCTGACCGGCGCCGTCCCCGCAGTCGTCACACCGGTCAAGAGCCTGCCCACCGGTGGCGCCCTGGTCCTGAGCGGGGCGACGCCCACTCTCGGTATCACGGCCACCGGTATCGCCCCGTCTGCGGGCGCCATGACCCTGACCGGTTCGGTGCCGGCGCTCGGTATCACCGCCAGCGGCATCGCCCCGACAGCCGGTGCCCTGGTCCTCACGGGCGCGGTCCCCCAGGTCCACGCGAACGCCCTGTCGCTGCCGACCGCCGGAGCGCTGGTGCTCACCGGGGCGGTGCCGGCGGTCCTGACGCCGATCGTGACCCAGCCGACGGCCGGGGCCATCGTCCTGACCGGCGCGGTCCCGGCGGTCTCGGTCTCGACCGGGACGAGCCAGGCTCCGCAGCCGACCCCAGCCGCGCTCATCCTCACGGCGGCGTCGCCAGCACTCGCGCTGACGGCCAACGGTATCGCGCCCACCGCCGGGACCCTGACCCTCAGCGGGGCCACGCCGGCCATCGCCCTCACCGCGAACGGGATCGCGCCGTCCGCGGCAGCGATGACGCTGACCGGCGCGGTCCCGCAGATCAGGACGCCGGTCGTCAGCCTGCCGACCACGGCGGCCATGACGCTGACGGGTTCCGTCCCGTCGGTCGTCGCCAATGCCGTCAGCCTCCCGACGGCCGGGTCGCTGGTCCTGGCCGGAGCGACACCGGCCCTCGCACTCACTGCCAACGGCATCGCACCGAGCGCGGGTGCGTTCATCCTCTCGGGCGCCGTCCCGGCGGTCAACGTCACCGGCGGCTCGGCGGTCGCGCTGCCGACCGCAGGAGCCCTCCTGCTGGCCGGCGCTGTGCCGACCGTCACTCTGTCCGACTTCAAGATCGTCCTGCCGCCAGCGGCGGCCCTGACGCTGACAGGGGCGGTCCCGGCGGTCATCGCCGGCGGCAGTGCCCAGCCGCAGCCGACGGCTGCTGCGCTGGTCCTCGCGGGCGCGACGCCGACGATCGCGGTCAGCGACAAGCAGGTCGCGGTCCCGGCGGCGGCCAGCCTCGTCCTGACGGGTTCCGTTCCGACCGTCAGGGCCAATGCACTGAGCCTGCCGACGGCCGGGGCGATGACCCTGTCGGGAGCCGTGCCCACGGTCACGGTCACCCTCAAGTGGGTCAGCCTGCCAACGGCCGCGGCGCTCGTGATGACGGCCTTCGCGCCCAACGTCGTCATCAGCGACTACCGGATCGTCCAGCCGACTCCGGCTGCGGCCGTGTTCGGGTTCGCGGTGCCCTACGTCTTCGTGACCGGCGCCCGGACCGAATGGATCCCGGACGCGGGTTACGCCACGGCGGCGTTCCTCACCGGGTCCGCGGCCTACGGCATGGTGCCGGGCGTCACGGTCTCGGGCATCGACGCGGGTCGCACGTTCGACGAGATCCCCGGGGCCGGCGTGGCCGGTGCCGGCCAGCCCTCGAAGGGAGCCTGAGTGAGCATCCTCCAGATCCCGGTCGACAATCCCGACGAGCTGCTCAACACCGGCTTCCTCGGTGCCGGCGCGCTCGGGCGCTGGGAGCGGTCCGCCACCGGCGGCGGGGTCGGCTTCGCCGAGATCGGCACCTTCGCGCTGGTAGCCGGGACGCGGCTCTACACGGTCTACGACCCGTCGGGCGCGGTCGGCTCCTTCTACCGCGTCCGCTACTCCAAGTCCGACGGCTCGGCCCCGACGCCCTACTCGCCCGAGTGGGTGTCCGGTCCCGACATCGGGGCGTATGCGTCGCTGGCGACCTTCCGCGCCTTCCTGCGCGACCAGGCCGGGACGACCTCGGCCGACGGCGACGTCGAGCTGCTGGCGCTCGAGGCGGCGGCCCGCGCGATCGACCGCGAGTGCGGGCGCCAGTTCCACGTCATGACCACGGCCACCGCCCGGGTCTACGCCATCGGCCTGTCGACCCAGCCGGTCAGTTGGCCGCTGTTCGGCCGGCGCTTCGCGGTCGACACCGACGACTTCGCCGACGTGGCGGGGATGCAGGTGGCGTTCGACGCGACCGGCAACGGCTCGTACACCACGGTCAGCACGGCCTACCGCCCGGTGCCGTTCAACGGCCCGGCCAAGGGCTTCCCGTACACCGGCCTCCTGTTCGACATCGGCCTCCTGCCACCGTTCTACGGCGGCATGGTCCAGGTCACCGCCAAGTGGGGCTGGCTGGCGACGCCGCCCAACATCGTCAACGCCAACCTGATCCAGGCGTCGCGCTTCCTCAAGCGCCGCGATTCGCCCTACGGCGTGGCCGGCTCGCCCGACATGGGCAACGAGATCCGGCTCCTGGCCAAGCTCGACCCGGACGTCACGACCCTGCTGCGTCCGTACAAGCTCGAGTGGGGCGTGCAGTGATGGACTGGACGCGGGCCGAGTTGGCGCACCTCGTCGAGCTGCGTCATCGTGCCGGCCTCAACGAGGGCAACGGCGTCGAGGCGTTCATCGACCTTCGGCTCAAGATCACGCCCGAGCTCCTCGAGGCGATGCTGGGCGGCACCTGGACCGCGCCC